TAGCACGGGCGAGGTAGTTTGCCATTTCGTAGTTGTCGCAGACGAAGACGTTTTTAACTTCTTCTTCATAAATCATTGCATATACCTGATGTACAATCATATTTTTAACCTTCCTTTTCTTTTAATAGCCCCATCGGATAATGGCTATGCCGGAACCACCATTTCCTCCTTCGGAGGACATCGCAGAATTCGCACCTTTACCACCTCCGCCACCTCCGCCAGTATTAGCACTTCCACCACCACCTCCTCCATTTCCTCCTCCGCCAGCCCCACCTCTTCCATGGGTACCATAACTAGAACCTCCTCCTCCGCCACCAGCGTATAGAGTCCCTGATGATTCTCCAAATGCTCGTGTTGTACGTCCTTGGCCGGCACCACCATAATATCCACCACCCTTACTGCCGTCCGAGCCTCCATCGGCCCCTTTATCGAATCCTGGCTCACCTCCTCCTGAACCACCATCTCCCCCATTGGCAGCCCCAGTATATTTTCCACCAGCAGAAGAAAGCAAACTTCCGACAGCTGTACTGCCCCCTGTATAGCTTGCACCTCCGGCACCACCTGCACCAATAACCACGGAAAAACTTTGCCCCGGCGAAACAGAATAAGAACCAGTATTTGTGTAACCACCGCCGCCACCGCCAGCTGGATTATATCCACTTCCTCCGCTCTGTCCATTTCTTCCATGTCCACCTCCACCGACACAGAAAACATCAACTTTATATACACCGTTCGGTACGACAAAAGTTCCGGATGATGTGAATACTTGCTGGCCTTTGATTTGATTGTTAGTTACCGTTTTATCAACATAACTTCCATACATCCTTCCTGTGTTCGTGGCAATGTAATTCCATGCTCGGAAATACCATGTTCCTGCGGCCAGTGATTTTGTTGCTGAAGTTCCGGAGCCCTCGTAAAAAAGGGTTCCATCATTAACATTTGTTGGATAACTACCTTGTTTGCAAATTACTCGCACTCCAGACCATGGCCCCTTTGATGGTTTCGCCCAGCTCGCAATCAAAGTAAGATTCGAATACTGGGCTACATTAAAAGACACTACGGATGTAATCTGCAAAGTCCCTGTCAGCCTGCTTTTGGCATCAGTATTATAAAAAGTATACCCGCTTAAAACTTTGGCTGCATCAGCGGTACCAGATAAAGTCAATGTCCCCATAATGGGCTCTCCCTCTCTGTCTACTGTTACCTTTCCAGACAGTACATCACCCGCACCCGCTGTTATTGCGTCTAAATCAGCTCCGCTTCCTCCCATACCTAAAGCCACATATACGTCTCCCATGTTTCCCTCCTATTCTGGTACATATAATCCTTATTATATGCATCAAAAAGACGGGTTTTATGGAGCGTATCATAACATAGACTTATATAAGCGTGCGATAATTATCAGATAGTTTAACCATAGGTTATAAAAAATATGGAATATGGTACTTATAATAAGGATTATAAGCACTATTTAATAAAAGCGAATTTCAATAATTTTTAACCGGTACACTGCCGCTGCTGTAAAGCGTCCTGCGACGTAAAGCAGTAAATACTGCCATCCGCTTATATTGCTTATGTTAAAAGTTAAAGTCTCATTTTTCGCCACGCTGCTCCCCTGATACTCCACGGTTGCGTTAGGCCCGTTCTGCGAAAATGCTCTAGGGTCTGTGCTTAGTCCTGCCGAAACATAATATGCACCAAAGTTAACACCACTAGCGGTAAATGTTATAGATACATAGTTATATGCAGAGACCACAACTGCATTGTTAAACACTCCACCACTCCACCTTAGTGCTCCGGTAGATGCATTTATGCTAGCCACAGAAATTTCGACGTAACCATTTACTGTTCTGAATGCATCGGTACTTGAACTGGCAACACCTTTGTAAAGCATCGGAGTAACCCCATTAGCTGAATATTTGGTTAATCCCGAACTATTAACGAAAACTATCGGCGACACATACCCCTCCCACGCGCCTGACACCCCAAATATAGATGCACCTTTTCGGATATTCCCTGCCACAAGATTGCTGTTTCCGGCCAGCACCACATTTCCGGTCACATACCGACCAGCAGCTACCGCTGTCTTGTTGGAAGTCCCCGGGGTAATGGTACTCCCACCTTGTGTAGGCATCGTGCCGGTAATCGGCTCCCCATCCGCTCCTACAATTACTTTTCCCGGGTACACATCCGGCGCCCTGGCAGTTACTGCGTCCAAATCAGCCCCTCCACCTCCAGGCATTATAAATACATCTCCCATGTATATATCCTTCCTTTCTTGGTACACATAATTCCTATTATAAGTACCATTTCCTTCATTTTTTATAACGTGTGGTTAAAATAACCCGTTATAACCACACGTTACTATAACCTCATGTTATTATATACACCATAAAACCAACCTTTTTGATACATATAATAGGAATTATAAGTACCATTTTTAATAAAATCTGATTTCGATAATCTTCAAAGTATACACATAATTGGCCTCGTAGTTACCCGCCGCATAAAGAAGCAAATACTGCCAGCCACTTATGTTACTTATATTAAATGTTAATGTGCGTGGTGCATCGCTTCCATCACAAGGATATTCTCCTGTTGCATTTGGCCCATCTTGCGAAAAGGCTCTCGGGTTTGTGCTTAGCCCGGCCGAAACCAGATATGTGTTGTTAAACAATTTGATGGAAACAGAAAATGTTATAGATACGTAGCTGTATGCAGATACTATTACTGCGTTATTAAAGACACCTCCACTCCACCGCAACCCCGTATTAGGTCCTGTACTATAACGTCTATTCACAGCAACCGTTACATAACCATTTCCAGTTCCAATTCCATTACTGCTACTAGCACTTCCACCGTACAACATGGAGGTAACCCCATTGGCAGAATATGAAGTCAATCCCGAAGCGTTGACAAAAACTATCGGAGACACATATCCCTCCCATGAACCTGACACACCAAAAATTGATGCTCCTCTTCGAATATTCCCGGCCGTCAAATTTGCATTCCCGGCAAGTACAACATCCCCATTCACGTACCGCCCAGCGGCGACTGCCATCTTGTTTGACGTACCTGGAGAGATAGTACTCCCTCCCTGTACCGGCATGGTGCCAGTGATTGGTTCTCCATCCGCTCCTACAATTACCTTGCCAGGATACACGTCCGGCGCCCGAGCTGTTACTACATCCAAATCGGCGCCATTACCTCCAGGTGTTGTAAATACATTGCCCATCCTTACCTCCCCTAACCATAAAAAATCACAGGGGAGATATATCCCTCCCAAGTACCAGTTACGCCGAATATGGTTACTCCCTTTTTGATATTTCCGGGCACCAGACCTCCATCGCCGGCGACGACTATGTTGCCATTTACGTACCGTCCGGCAACGACCAGTGTCTTGTTCGACGTACCTGGAGAGATAGTACTCCCTCCCTGTACCGGCATAGTGCCGGCTATGGGCTCTCCCTCCTTGCCAACAAACGTCTTGCCCGGTAGCACATCGCCGGCGCTGGCCGTGATAACATCCAGGTCAGTTCCTCCACCGCCTCCTGGTTTAATGTTTACGTCTCCCATATCTAAGCTCCTTCCGTGATTATCGAGAAATCTACCACTGGTTTCATATAAGCCCTGAATGTTATTTGTCCATTTCCTACGCCTCCCGGATTATATATTAATAATCCCGCTGCCTTATTCAAGGCTTTTACCTGGTCCTGCGTAGCATTTTCAGGAATTTTTACTGCGATGATCTTAATGCTGTCCTCCGCAGTCACTCCCTCCGCAGCGACTGTCTGGGTGTAAGGGTATGCGGAACTCCATCCGGCAGCAGTCAGGGTCAGGGTGCGCGGCTTGTGTTTCTGTTCGATGTCATCTTTCAAATAATTATCATTATCCAGCAATTTCTGATAAAGCGGGTTAAACGTCTCCGCATGCCCTCTATCACTAGTGGATATCTGCCGCATTGTCGCACTGAACTGTGGATTTTCTGTTACTGGAAAATCTGCCATACTGCACCTCCTTAGAATATCTCGTCCATGTCAAAAATGAACTCCATGTCATCGTCTTTTCCCTTCGGCAAAAACGTCTTATATGCAATCATATCCCCATCTGCATCAAACAGCCCCTGTTCGGATATGATCTTGTTGGCAAGCTCCGCTTTTCCCAATTTTACTGTGTAGCGGCAGGTAGTCTGCTTTTCATCTGTGTAGCTATGGCTGTCCATATTTTTTTTCAACAACTGTGCTTTCAATGCAGTTTCCGTGCCGGTAGTTTCAATCACTTCCCCGCTGGCATCCACTCCGCCGCTACCAAAGGCCATCTGCGTAATCACCGGCAGCGTTCCATCCCCCGCGTGCGCCCTGCATAACTTCTTTCTTCCTATCTCTGTAATTACTCCCTGTGCCATGTCCCATCTTCCTTTCTCTTACAATTCATAATTGATAATCTCTGCATTTAGTTTCGTACTGCCATCCAGCAGATATGTTCCATTCAGATACCATAGATTCTTTTCCACTTTCAAGTGGCATCCGCAGGATACTCCGCTCTCCCATCCTGCACAATATCTTCCGGAGGCACTTCCTGACATAGATTCCACACAGCCTGATACCGTATTCATCCTTCCGGTTATATACGTATCAGTTTCTACCTCACCCATTGTCCTTTCAGTGCTGGCCTCTCCTAATTCTACTGGCGCCCCTGCTTGCAGGCATATCCCGCTCTGCATTTTTTCTTCACCAAAAATTATACTCAGCATCTCCAGGACAATTTCCGTCTTTGTCAAGATATCTATTCTTGACATGCAGGTATTCATGATGTTAGCAAGAGACTCTACACTGCAGTCATCTCTCATCGTAAGTATCAGTGGATACAGGTCCATATTGGTTAATTCCTTGTATCCATTTAATTTGTAGGTGCCGTCCAGTTTCCATGTTCCATCTAAAAAAAGGAACTCGCGGTTGTATCTGCTGTAAAACTCAGACATTAATTCCATTTTGTGGCTATATGTTACTTTTACTTGATACCATGTCAACAGTATAAATGCAAAACTCTCAAGCCATGACCGTGCATTTTTATAAATTTCAATTTTCTGTTTTACTGCTTTTCCATATCCCAATGGGATATCATCATCTTCCTTAATTCTTGCATATGCTTTAAAGTAATATGGTTCTCCTCCATATTCATACCACTCTTCGATATATCCACCGGCCAATACTGTTCCAAGGAATTCATCCAGCACGGAAGGTGTTCCTGCATGCATATACCATACAAGCGTCTGTGAAACCAACCTCTCTTTTGTCTCTCGCGGAAGGCTCTGCTCGTAGTATTGTGTGTTTAATTCCAGTGCCATTAAATCCAACACTGGCTCTGGCACCTCGTCAATCATTGCATGGAGGGTCGTTGCTGCTGCATATTTTAATAACCGTTTTTTTTCCTCTGCAATTGC